TTTGATGATCCAAATTATTTTAAAACTGGTCAAAAAAATTATTCAATGAGAACTGAAAATGAAATGACTGATTTTTTTGATACTTTATTATCTCAAGCTAAACAAAACAAAGGATTTGTAGGTTTAACTAATCGCTTTCTTGAGATAAACAGGGCAGTTGCTGATGCTCCTTCACCACAAACTGCAGATGTAGATATTTTTGATCAAACTCAAATGGCAGAAGTAGTCCCAATTAATAGATTAAATAAATTCTTTAAAGACATGGAAGACTTTGATGCTATTTATCAAGATAGTTTAAAACTATTAGATCAAAAAATAGATAAGCTACCTGCTAAAACTAAAAAAGATTTACCATTTTTAACAGATGATGAAATAACAAATGGACTTAGAGGTCCTGAAGCAGCACGTATTTATGAAGACAAAAATCTTTTAAATAATGTAGGAAGTGTGTATCAATCTTACAAAATAAAAGATTTATTAGAAGGGCTTGGATTTGATGGTTATACAATTTTAGACCCTAACAATCTAGACTCAGATATTATGGCACAAGTTTTTAATCCTAGTCAATTTAAAGCAATTGGCAAATCTTCAATGTTACCTAAAGAAATGCCAACACAAACTGAATTAGGTTTTGTAAAAGAAACACCACTTTACAACATACGAAATTATTTACCTGTATTTAGTGACAGTATAAATTCCCTAGAAAAAGCAAACTTGCCTAACCAAATGGATTTAAATACAGCTACAGACAGGGTTAAGAGTTTACCCGGTTTAAAAGCAGTTGAAAAAAATAAAATAATAGAAGTGCTACAGCAAATGGAAATAGACTACAGGTTAGAAGAACCTGCTGATCAGTATGATGGACCTAACAAAGTATATACTAAAGATTTATTAAGAATGATAATGGAAAGTAACTCAAATGAGTTTATGGGTTTAACTGTTAAAACTCAAAAAACTCCTAGTTATTTTAGTGCTTTTGTAGCAGAAGATTCTTCTCGTGAATTAATTGAACAGCTTGATCCTAAAATGCATATTATTAAAGGTGGTTATAAAATTAGAGATTTAGTTGAAGAATATGAAAATTCATTAGATGAAAGTTTAAGGGAAATAGTAAATGAAAGACAAATGGCTCACACTATGGAAGCAGACTCAATAAGTTTTGCAATACGAAGTAAAAGAAAAGATAAAAATAATACAGAAGGTTACGTTATTGATCAACTTCAAACCGATCTTAATCCTATTGCTAAAGAACTACCATTTAAAGAAGCTCTTTTTAAATTTCCTGTTTATTCAGTGTTAAAAGAAGCAGCTCAAAATAACATTAAACAAGTTTCTTTAGTTGATCCTATTAGTGTAATGTCTATTGAAAGTATTGGTTTAAGTACATCTAAAGCTAATGCAATTTATAGTACTCCAAAATTTTTAGAAATGTTTCCAGTATCTAAAGAATCATTAACTATAGGTACTAATAAAAAGAAAGGTTTAGGATACTTAGCTTTTGAAAGTATAATTAAAGATTTAGGAGAAGACCCAACAAAAGTTTTATCATACAAAAAATATCCTAACTTTGGTGTTAAAGGTTACGTGCCTAAAGATGATCCACCAATAAAATATGCTAAAGTAAATGAAGATGGAGAAGCTGTAGTTTCGTTTGCATCATCAGAAGGTGCACGTACCCCTTCAAATGAAGAAGGCTTTACTAAAGACTTTGATATTAATAGATTTATGGAGTTAAGAAAAAAATATCGTATGACTGCATCTGGTCCTAAACCAATAGACCCAAATTTAAATAAAGAATTTGTAATGGCTGGTAAAAACAATAAACTAAATACTCCTAAAATACTTGATATGATAGAAGAATTAGTAGAGTTTAAACAACTTTCTAAAAAAGTAGCTGACAACAACGAAGGCTCAGTTCAAACTAAATACTCGTTAGAACCAAATTGGGATATAGGAGACCCTGATACCTTTATACCTAATGAAGGATTTGTTAATGAATCAGGTCCAGATGATTATTTAGGAGATATTGGTGGTTTGTTTACACAAGACATTCCTTTGTTAACAATAACTTTAACAGATGAAATGATTAAAAAATTATTAGAAGATACTGCACCAATAAGAATGAGTAAAGTAACAGGTGGTTTAGTTAATAGAATGATTGAAAGGAAAAGAAAATGAACATAGACTTATGCAAAGCAGAAATTAAACGACACGAGGGCGAAGTCCTAGAGATTTATAACGACAGTTTAGGTTATAAGACTCTAGGAGTTGGTCATCTATGTCAACCACAAGACGAGGAATACAACTGGGATATCGGTACACCCGTATCTCAAAAGATTGTAGACAGGTATTACATGATAGACTTTGATCGGCACTATGCTGAAGCTATACATGTGTTCGGAAGCCAAGAAGATTTTAATAATCTTCCAGAAGATATCCAGCGTGTGATAGTCAACATGTGTTTTAACTTAGGTGGTACAAGACTTTCTAAGTTTCGTAATATGTTACAGGCGTGTAAACAACATGACTGGAAAGAGATGGCTGCACAAATGCAAGATAGCAGGTGGTTTGGTCAAGTAGGTAGAAGAAGCTGGGAATTACAACAGCTAGTACTTAGTCAAAACAGTGGTATTTAAATGTTATTATACACAGAAAAACAATTAGATATTGCATACAGAATAGACTGTAAAGCTCGTACGCTTTCTAATGAACCGTGGGTTGTTCGTGAAGACTTTAGACCTTTATATGAAACTTTAATTGAAGCTTACATGGTAGCTTACGATGAAGATGATATACTAGGTGTAGATATACCTGAGTATTTAATAGACTCAGTAAACGACTTACTTAAATCAACTATAACTTTAGATATATAATATGTTTCCTTTTGAAATTATAACAATGTTAGGTTCTACTTTAATTAGTAGTGTGCTAAGCCTGTGGTCTCAACGTATGAAGGCTAAACAAGATGAGCAGAAGATGCTAATTACTCGTGGAGAGTTTCAACTTAAAGCTGTTGATGCTGCACGTAATGTAGAAAATGTAGGTTTTCAATGGACAAGACGTATCATTGCACTCTCTTCTGTTTTTGCAATTGTAATACTACCTAAATTAGTAGCAGTATATTACCCTGATGTAGACGTAACAGTAGGCTACACAATTTTTCATCCCGGATTTATGTTCTTTACAGACGGTAGAGAAGTGTTTGAATGGATAACTTTTCAAGGCTTGGTAATTACACAGCTAGATACAAACCTTGTATCAGCAATCATAGGTATGTACTTCGGTGGAAGTTTAGTTAAAAAGTAGAGATAAAATATGAATAATAATAATATGGGAATGGGTGGCTTTAGTGGGGACATGGACAGGAATGAGGTAGAGATAGACCTTCAAAAGTTTATGGCTTTGCTTCAAGAAAAGTCAGAGTTAAAAGATAGAATAAAAGAGTTAGAAGACATTAAGAACGATAACCCCTATCAAAAATTAATATTTATTGCACAGGCTGTAGATAGCTGGAGGATTATACCTCGAGCTTTTCTTAGTGTGTACATGTTCTTACTATACTATACTACTTTTTGGTTCATGGACTTGGCTAGTCCTAACATGGAACAATCAGGTTTTATATCTGTAGTAGTAGGAGCAGGAGCTGCGTGGTTTGGGCTATATACATCCACATCTAAAAGTACGGTTAATAAATAAGGAGATAAAATGACAAGAGGAGATGTAAATTTAGGGTTCATTGGACCACTATTTATACTAGGGCTATTAGCAATTTCGTTTGGTGCACAAGCAGACCAGACAGGTACTTGTACATCAGGTACTCAGTATTGTGAAGACAATGGATTAACTACTATTAATACTACGGTGACTACAAATACAAACACCAATAATAATACTAATAATAATACCAACACAAACACTAATACAAACACTAACACGAATGCTAACACGAATGTTAACACGAACACCAATAACTCCACGAACACAAACACAAATAATAGTACTGCTACAAATGCCAATACTAATACCAATACCAATAATAGTACTTCTGTAAATACAAACAGCAATAACAATACGTCTACGTCTAACTCTACTGTAAATTCTACAGTTAATCAAAACGTAAACAACACAAGTAATGCTACTAGTAATAATACAAATACTAATAATAATACAAATGTTAATACTTCAAAGTCAGATTCAAATGTTACAACTAACAACAAAAATGTTAATCAAAATAACAACACATCTGATAATACAAACAGAAACATTAACCAATCTAGCTCTACTCAGACGATAAATCAAAATGTCAGGAGCAAGGCACCACCGGCTTCAGCAATAGCTCCAAGCATTATGTCCTACTCACAAGACCTGTGCACTGTAGGGCGTTCTGGTGCGTTTCAGGGGCAGGTATTTGGGTTCTCAACAGGTGCTACAGTAAAGGATGAAAACTGTGAAAGATTAAAGCTCTCTAAGTACCTCTACGACACCGGTATGAAAGTAGCGTCAGTGTCAATTCTTTGTCAAGACCCTAGAGTTTTTGGTGCTATGGAAATGGCAGGAACTCCTTGTCCTTACAGAGGTAAGATAGGAAAAGAAGCTACAGTAGCATGGAAAGAAAACAAACAAGACAGACCTGATTACAAAGTATGGTACAAAGAAAAAGTTAGAGACTGTAAAAGAGTATGGCACTCAAACAGTCAACTTAAAAAAGAATGCATAGCCGGTTTAAAATAGTTTGGTTACTGTTAGCATTACTTACTAACCCCTTACACTCACAAGAAACTACTGTTGTTTATTCAGCAGACAAACCCATCTGGGATTTAAGAAACTTTAGCGATGCTACTGATATGTCAGCACCTGATGATGGTACATCACAAGTGTTTAATCTTGGTTTTGATTTTAATTTCTTTGGGCAAAGCTTCGACAAAGCTTACATGGCTAGTAATGGTTGTCTAATACTAGGAGCTTTATCTACAGCTAATAACTGGGAAAAGAATTGTACTCAGTATAACCCTAGCGAAGCACCTAACACCAACTATACGATGTATCCATTTTGGACTGACTTAATTATGGGTGAGAACTCTAGTATGTTAGCCATGCAGATTGATAACAAGGTTGTCTTTGGGTGGTATGAAATGTGGGAGTACAGACGAGATTCTAAAAATACTTTTGAGCTTTGGCTTTACCCCAATGATTCGTATGAATCCAGATATGATGAATTAGATATACAAAACCACGATGTTTTTATAGGCATACAAGGAAACAGTCAAGAGTTTGAAACCTATTATTTCCATGATGAGTGTAACACTGGTACGGTTAACTCTAACACTTGTGTAAATCAAGGCTGGAATGAATCAGATAAAAACTATGAGCTAGAGTATGGTGGGTCTTTGCTTGTTGGTGAAGAACAGAACTGTAGCGACCCACTAGTTAGTACAAGCTGTAATGGTTACTGGGAAGCTTATGACGATCAGCAGTGCGACATTAACCCACAGTACGCACCTTTTTGTAGGGGCTATACTCAAGAAGAATCTATAGCTTACTTTGAAGAAGAGACAGACTACGGCTATCAAGAAGAAGATATGTGGTATGATGAGGAATACGATGAATGGCTAGACCCTAATGACCCGTGCTACGA